GTCTATCTCTTCCTCAATCGATTCTAGGTTCACTCCTAAATCAACACGATAGCCATTGTCTTTTCCGATTCTAGATAGCAACCTGAAACGATAGTTGTCCATATCCAATTCGCCAGCAGTGATACTCGCTAGATTCTCGTTACCATTGTTTGACCCAATCACAGCATCAACTGGATTAGTCTGTTTTACAGTGAATTGGTGGACTGTTTGGATATCCGATTCAAATGAAAAAGGCTGCTCAAATGCTAAGGCAGCCTTTAATCTACTCATAATAATTGATCCAGTACCATTTTGAGTGAAACTACTCTCAATGAAATTCCGACTCAACATGTAACCGATCGCTCGTCCAGTAACAGAGAAAGAGTTGAGATTTTTCGTTACCTTTTTAATCTCAAAGTATTTCATCTTGCCGTCTTCATCTTCTGCACGAATGAAGTTATCTTCTTTAAGATATTCCACGTTTTGACCATCTAATGAATAGTTGCCATAGAAAGTATAATCACCATTTAAAATACGATTGATTTCAGGTAAATCAGCCCAATCGATCAAAGCGTGACCGTTCGTTTCTAAGTCTGCTGGCATTTCTTCATAAACATAAACTAAACTCACAAATACACGCTCCTTCTTAAAATTGTGCCGCTAGATACACCCGTGGTGGTCAGTCTGTTTTCTCCTGGACGTACCAACGGCCATTCTCCTTTGCTGAAAAGTGTTTTGGAACCTTGAATAATTTTTCCATGTTCGCAATCGACTTTGATTATTTCTGTACTGCTGTTTGTGATTGTCAAGGAAGTACTGTTGATCGTAAGTTTGACGTTGCCACCTGTCGGCTTCAATTCCAGGTAAGGTTTTGCAGTTTCATCGCCCGGATCATGAAAGACCAACGAGGTAGTGAATGGCAATGACTGCTCATTTACTTTTCGCTTAAAAGGTTGGCATCTAAAAGTTAAATCAAAGGTATAGAAAAACCCCCACTCGTTTTCAAACTCAGTAGGGGAATCCATCATGCAAATAACGTCTCGATAGGTATTGTAATCATTATGAGTAATTAATTGCCCACGACCTCGTAACCATTGCTTTACTTCGCGTAACCGATCATACGGAATTGTAACTGATTCGACTTCTAGGTTATATGGTTCGTAATCATCAAATGTTTCGTGCAATGATCCACTTCGCCCTAGCACAGTGATTTCTTCGTAGCGTTTGTTTGGAGAGATCTCAGAAAGTTCAGTTTCGATAATACAATCCATATCCATAACTGCGTTGATTCCTTTGAATATAAAATTCGGTGTATCAGCATCCATGAACATTCTTATCGACCTCCTACGCCTTCAAGTGCTTGTTTGCTTGCACGGTAAAATTTACGGTTCATTTTGTTTAATTCGCTTGGGTTATTCGCATCGACATTCCCAATGTGGATATGTTGTTCCACTTTAGAAGGCTGTACTTTACCGCCAATGCCTTTGCGTTTTTCTTCGTCTGATAACGGAGTAACAGTCGTTTTGCCGTTTTTGTTCGTAAGCAATTCTGGTCCAGCTTCACCAACGATCGCTTGACCGTTCAATACATGACCGCCATCTGCCAAATAAGGTAAAGTGGAAATGCTAAAGCTTTTTCCGCCTACGCCAGGAACCCATTTCGGAATTTTAATGTTGTTTAATCCACCAAGAAATGCATTGATTAATCCAATCATTCCATTGAATGGTGCTTTTGCCATGGCTGCAATTCCATCAAAGATACCACCGAAAATGTTTACAACGCCATTCCAAGCGCGTTCCCAATCACCTGTAAATATGCCAGTTATAAAATCTATAAATCCGGTGAAAATTCTCTTGCCGGCATCGAAAAAGTTTTGGAAATTTTGTATGATTCCTCCGAAAATATTGCTCATGTATCCAGCCATGAAATTAAACACTTCTACTGCCACATCCGAAACGCCTTGGAAGAATGCGTTCACACCGTTCCTAAACCATTCCACTTTATTGTAGGCAAGAACTAATCCTGCTATGAGCAGTGCAATACCAGCTATCACAAGAACAAAAGGATTTGCTGCTAGTAATGCCGTCATCCCAGACCATACACCTTGTAAAACCCTTATTCCAGTTACGATTTTGGTAACCGAACTCATTAGCGTTCCTAAAACAACTAATACAGGACCAACTGCAGCAATGATACCTGCTATGGTTATAATCCAGTTCTTAGTACCTTGATCCAGAGAATCCCACCAACCTTTAAAACTTTTCAAAGCATCAATCGCCATTTCAAAGAAAGGCAATAAGCTTATTTGGACGGATTCGCCTACATCAGCTAAAGCTAGTTTCGCATTGTTCATCGCTTGGTTAGACTTATCAATTGGATCTAGCGTAGCTTCAAATGTTTCTCCGACTGAACCTTGGCTTTCATCTGCGATTTTTGCCAAGTCTTCTAGGTTTAACGTTCCTCTTCGAATCGCATCTGCCATTCTTGGGCCGCCTTTGGTACCAAAAACTTCAGCCGCTGCGTTGATAGCATCTGTTTCTGAACTAGCATTCATTATTTTGTCTTGAAGTTCACCTAAACCTTCTGAAAGAGATTTTCCATCTTTAGCGTAGGTAACTGTTGCTTTGGACAAACTGCTTAGGGCTGCATTTCCGTCGATACCAGCTTGTTCGAATTGACCCATCAAAGTAACGCCCTCGCCGAAACTAAGACCTAACTGTTTGATTTGTGGGGCACCTTTTATAGCCGAATCAAACAGACTATCGACTGCTTGACCAGTATTTTGAGACGTTTTGGTTGTAACATCCAACACTTTATTCAAATCATCATAGGACAAATCATAGGCTTCGATAGCCTGTCTTGCATAGATAGCGGATTGAGAAACGTCTGTGCCATTAATTTCAGCAAATTGAAGAATATAGTTGGTCGAATCCTCCAATTTTTTATCCATGAACCCAAATTGAGTATTCACTTCACCAATTGCTTCTCCGACTGTTTGTAGTTCCAAGTGAGTATTTGAGCCAACGTTTTCAAACGAAGTTGCCAAACTGTCAGCAACATCGCCTGTTGCTCCAGTTTTAGTTATGATCGTATCTAACGCTTCATCAACTTCTGAGAATGCAGCTAACCCAGCCGCTCCGACCGCCATAATCGGCGCTGTAACGCCTATAGTCATTTTCTTGCCAACGCCCGCAACTTTTTCGCCAGCTTCTTCAATTTTTTGTAACTTTTTGGCTGTATCAATAGATACATCACCTTGTTCTTTTAGTGCTTCATTCGTTTCATCCAAAGCGGCCTTTAATTTATTTTGTCCCGTTTCGGATTCAAGCATCTTCTTATAAAGTTTTTCAGATTCTGCTGAGTACTTACCAGTTTCTTCTACTGATTTTTCATATTGTTCTCGCAAAAGTTCTGTTCGCTTTTCAGCGAGCGATAACTGATTTTCGAGTTTCTTTTTCGCAGCAGTCAGTTTTTCAGTTGCTGTTGCGTCTTTATCCATAGCAGACACTTGGTTTTTGTACTCAGTAGCTGCTAAGTTCATTTCACGATTGATTTCCTTGATCGTTTTAGAGTAATTGACTTCTCCATTTGTCTTAAAATTCAAGACTGTGTCTACCTCTCTTACGGCCATCTTAGCACTCCTTTCCTACCACCAAGGGCTTTGATCCATTGTTCTCGTTTCCGGTGGTTCAAACTCCGTATTACTTTTCAACCACTGGATATAAGATTTAAGCCACAAGTTAGGTGTTGCTTTTAAAAAGAATTCCTCACTCCAATTAAGTAGAGTGAGGGCAACATAGAGATAGAAGCTCCATGGAGTTCCTATCTCTTGTGTTTCTTCTTGTTTTTTCCTTTTTTCTTTTGAGGAGTTTGATAATCTTGTGGCTTCTTCGATTTTTTTAAGTCTTCAACCTGAAACTTCTGATTACTAAAAATTTCCATGCATGCCCCATAAGCCTGTAAGACATCGCCGTTCATACCTAAGAATTTGAAGATAGTTTGAGGATCTTCTTCTAAACCGCCAGTCCGAAGCATTCCATAGATCAACGATCGCATGATTTTTAAATCAGCAGGCGTCAAATTACGAGAATTGATCTCCCCATCGCTTTTATTGATCAAAAGATTCATATCATTTTCGAACTTCGAGTAGTCTTCCCCATATACATCTGCAATATATTCCATCGTTTCCATAGTAAATACAACGGGAAAGTCATGCCCTTTAATATTAACCACACGAGAGTTTCCTAAGTCGTCAATATTAATTCCGTAGTCAACTAATCTAGCCATTACTCGCCACCACCCACTGGAGGAGTAGCTGCAGCAATTGTTTGCCATTGTTGTTCAGAATAGATTGGCTGTGCAATGAATTTTTCAAATAGCGCAAGAGATCCGGTAGTTCTATTTGAATCAAAACTTGAATACATT